GTAAATAGAATGACAAAGATAACCGGACTAAAAGCGACAGCCGATCAAACGCTATCCATCGCCTCCCCGAATGGTGACGGAACAATAAACCTGCGCTTTCATTTTCTCCCGCGTGTGCAATCGTGGTATGTTGATATCGAATTCGGAACCTTCATACTAAACGCCCTTAGAATATCTGTATGTCCGAATAGACTTCATCAATATAAAAACCGTATCAGCTTCGGGTTATTGGTTGCAAGCAAGACAGGTCTTGACCCATTCTTGTTAAACGATTTTTCTTCCGGGAACGCTACGCTGTATCTTCTTACCTCCGCAGAGGTGGCGCAAGTTGAAGAGCTTGTATTAAGCGGAGACTTAACCGGATGAAATGGCTACGCAACTATGAGATACGAATAAAAAACCCTGACGGGAAACTTTTTACGATAGCTCCGCCTATCTCTGTCACGTTTGACGTAGATCGTTCCGTTATGTCTTCGACGAATACCGCCAAGGTTACTATCTACAATCTCGCGCAAGGGACTCGGAACGGACTATACAAAGACAAGTATTCATTTACAAAATACTGGCAGATGTTTATCATGGCCGGTTATGGTCAAAATGAACTATACGAAATATTCAGGGGAAACATTCAGGAAGCATTTAGCTACAAAAAGCCGCCCGAATGGATAACGGAAATATCCGCCTATGATGGAGCGTATGCAATTCAGAATAGTTTTACGAACGAAACAATGACGAAGGAAACTTCGATCAAGGATATGATAACCCGGACCATTCATTCTATGCCTGAACTTCTATCCGGCGTTCTTGGCAAAGGCGCGTCAGAATCAACCAACGCACGCGGTCAAGTTTTGACGGGATCTTCTTACGATGTCATTCAGCAGCTTTCCGGCGGTCAAGCATATATTGACGGGGAAACTATAAATATTCTTTCCCCCGATGAGGTTATGACCGGGAAAGCATTTGTAATTTCAGGCGGAGACAACGGAATCATGCTAGAGACTCCGAGGCGGCGCGAACAGTTCTTAGAAGTGAACTGCCTATTTTCTCCTGAAATACGTGTTGGGCATATATGCGAGATACAAAGCGCAGAGTCAAAATACAACGGACAATATAAAGTCTATGGGATAAAACATTCCGGAACATTTTCACAAGCGCAATGCGGAGACGCTACAACAATGATAAGTCTGTACAAAGGATCCGCTCCGCTTGAAGAGGTAGGATAGACTTATGGATTATACGCCCGATGAGATAATGCCGCCTAATCTTAAAATCCTACTAGACGAATTGAAAGCGGAAATATTCTCTACGTTTAATTGTGTTCAGATTGGAAAAATTGAAAAGGTGACGGCATCGGAGCAAACCGTAGAAGTCTCCCTACAGATAAAGCGGCTTGCAAAAGATGGAACAAGCCTATTTTATCCTGTTTTGGTTGACGTGCCGTATTTTGTTTTGCAGGGAGGCGGTGCGTATTTGGATATGCCGATAGCCGCCGGGGATTATTGTTTCGTACTTTTCAATGACCGCAACATTGATTCATGGTGGAGTACCGCGAACGTATCCGATCCGCCTACCAATCGAAAGCATTCCATGTCGGACGGTATCGCGGTCATAGGGTTGAATCCTAAGTCTACTCCGCTGGATAATGACGGTACATGGGTACGACTGTTGGGGACAAGCGGGCCGGGGGCGGAAGCGGAAGCCGCGAGAAAAGGCGACGCGATACAATCCACCGTCACGGATGATTCTACTTTCTGGACTTGGTTAACTGCGGCGGCGGCGGTCCTTGCGGGCCTTGGAGTAACCGCGCCGATTCCGACTTCCTTGACCGGGAAAATAACGGGCGGAAGTAGCGAGGTGAAAATAGGATGAAAGTCAGAGCACTAGATTCCGCGAACGATTGGACATTCGGACGCGGGTTACAATCCTACAAGTCCGACCTTGACGCGCTTAATCAATCCATATTGACCCGGCTTAGGCAATGGAAAGGGAATTGTTTCTTTGCCGTGAATGAGGGCGTAGACTGGAATAGCTACCTTGGGCGTGGAACGAAAAAACTTCTTGACTTGGATATCAAGCGCGTGATTCTGCAAACCGGCGGAGTCTTGAAAATAAGTTTCTACGAGAGTACGCTTGATTCGGATACTCGGGCGCTTTCCGTTACGGCAAGTATATCCACGATTTACGGAGAGCTTGCGCTAGAGGAGACGGTATGAGCGATGTTCTTAACGAAGACGGACTAACCCTTAAAACTCTTACCGATATCATCGACGATCTTGAAACAGGTTTGAAAGCAATCTATGGGGACGATATCAACATCGATGCCGATTCCCCAGACGGGCAAGCAATAAACTTATTCGCGCAAGCCGCTATTGATCTCCGTGAAGTATTACAGTCTATCTATGCAAGCATGGACCCGAATCAGGCGCAAGGCGTTGTACTCGATCAGCGCGTAGCCCTTAACGGGATACAACGCAACGCCGGAACCTTTACGGTTGTCCCCGTCATTATTACAGTGGACCGTTCCGTGTCTCTTGTCGGAATGGATGATGAATCGGAATCCACGGATATTCCTTCCGGGGTATACACGATAAAGGACAACGCGGGAACTCAATTCGTTTTGCTCGATAGCGTAACTCTTTCGGCCGGATCGACAACGGTTGATTTCCGCGCCGCGAATATTGGAGCGGTTGAAGTTTCGGTCGGAAGTCTTACTACTCCCGTGACCGTCATAGCGGGCGTGGTTTCCGTCAACAATACTTCCGGCGCAACTACGCAAGGCGTGGACGAAGAGACAGACACACAGTTGCGAATCCGAAGAGAAAAAAGCCTTGCCATTGTGGCTACTGGATATCTCGACTCAATTGAAGCGGCTTTGCTTTCCGTTGATGGCGTGACGGAGGCGGTTGTGTATGAAAACTACACCGACACGATAGACGGGGACGGAATCCCGCCTCATTCGATATGGGCAATCGTAGAAGGCGGAACGGATGCGGATATCGCGGCCATTCTCTACGCAAAGAAAACGGCGGGCGCTGGATTCCTTGGAGACGAAGAAGTAGACGTTGAACGCACCTATGGCCGGACGTACCCCGTGAAGTTTGACCGCGCAACCGACGAAGACCTGTATGTTCATTTCTCCGTTTCTCTACCCGGAGGCGTAATAGATACGGACGCACTCGCGGCGGACATTGTGGAAAACGTGACATGGGAACCTGGGGCCGATGCTGTGGGTTCAGTCTTGACGGCTTATGTAATGAGTCTCAATTCTCGGTATCAGGTTTCCGCCATGGAAGTTTCCACGGATGATGCTACATATCTTGAGATTGTTTCCCCGACATCCAAGGGCGGACGCTTTATAATGTCAACTACCAGGATTGCCATAACATGAGCGAAAACGAAAACTTGATCGAATATTATAAAAACCTTCTCGTAATCCAATATAACGATAAGCCAAACGCACAAGCGCATATCGAAGCCTTAATCCGATCCGCTATGATATTTGACGTTGCGAAAGAAGTTGAGCGCGGGTTCGATATCGAAACGGCAAAAGGCGCACAGCTTGATATCCTTGGAGTCTATCTAGGATCGGATCGAATTATAACCGGCATTGCTTTTGATCGTACCTATTTCGGATTCGTGGAGTATGGCGCAACTTCTCCGTTCGACTTTGCCGGATATATAAAATACAGCGAAGAAGTACCTGACGTTCAGTTCCGAAGCTATAAGGAATCAAAGCAATCCCTTTTCACTTTGAACGATGAGGAATACCGGCTCATCCTTAAATTAAAGATCATCCAGAATAACACAATCCCTAGTGTAAAAAACATCGATGATGTTATGTCCATATTTTTCGGCGACAATGTAATATTTACCGACCGACAGAATATGAGTATCTCGTATATTTTCAATAAAGGACTAGCTAGACTAATTACAATAGCGGTATCGGAGGGGCTTTTACCCCGTCCATCTGGCGTAGGTTTGTCCGTGGCGTATACCCGCGACATAACAAGCATTTTTGCGTATAGTAGATATGGCGGGGATGCTCCGACCTTTGCTATAGGTTATTCGGAGTACGGAGATACAGAATTTGAGGGAGGATGGTCATATTATGGCTGATTTATCCAGAGTACTGCAAAAGATATTCGGGATTTCGGGCGGCTCCACGGAGTTCGGACAGATAGGATCGGACGCGGCGGGTAGTCCGACTACCACAAAAGACCTAACCACGATACAGGCGCTTTCCCAATTCGAGGGCGGACTTTTTGACATTACCGCAGACGCGGCGGAACCTCCGAGAATCGAAGACCTGAACGCCTTGTATTTCCTCATCACGTCGCAGTTGTCCTATTTGTTCCAGAAGGGAATCCCGGAATGGATAGCGACGGAAAACTACTACGGGACAAAGAGCATCGTCCAGGTTGCTGGCGCGATCTATCGAAGCGTGACGGATTCCCTGAATCAGAATCCGACAACGGACGACGGCACATACTGGGAGCTTATTTCCGACTCCGCCATGACAATGCAAACAAAAGTGGCGATAGAAAAATCTCACTATCTCCTTGAAACTTTCCCCCTTCCTGACTTGCGCGACCCTTCCGCATGGGATTCGGACAACCCCGATGACTACTTCCCCGCTAAGTGTTTAACCTCGATAGACACCTACGAGGATATTTCATCGACAGTTTTCCCGGAAGCGGTGGCCGCTCTTCGTGCTATCAAGACAATATTCAAGGACGGCCTTACCGGAGAGATAACCGATCCTGTAGTTACCGGATGGGAGATTGCGTCCAACGTGGCAACGCTCACTTTCCAAAACGATGCGGACCATATCGCATTCTTGGCCGCTCTACTTGAAGATGAAGTACAACACGGAAGCTATACCAATTGGCGCACGGTTACGCTTGCTTCCGCAATCGGTTCAATCTCGGCGGGAGTTTACGCGATAACTAACGTCAACTCTTCGACCCGGACAATAACTTTTAGCTTTACCGGATCGAATGGATCGGGAAGCGTTACGTCTTCGGCTACGTTCTACGCATACCGCACTACGTCAAGCACCACGGCGCGGCTATTCTCCGCCAAGGGCCTGTCCCTCATGGGTGCCAACGATGCAAACGGGTATTTTGTGAGCGGAGGGTTGAGACGTAGGGGATTTTCCCAGGGGCATTTGCACGAGACGGGCGGTCAAAGCGTAGGAACTTTTGGCGCTGGTTCTAGCCGAGGAAGAGGTGCATATTCTTCAACGGGTACGGGGACGTGCGCCCTTTCTGATGACCCTACTACAGACGGCACCAACGGCACCCCGCGCTTTGCGAAAGAAACCCACAGCCCCGCGATATCAGTTCATCTCTATATGCACATGGGGAGTTACATATCATGAATCTAGTCATAGTTGACATGGACGGAAACGAAACCGAACGCCATGATGACGTATACGCCGAATCGAAAGATTACGGCGATATCATGGTCTATTCGACAAAGCTAGTCATCGAGTCCCACAATATGGAGTTCCCCGACAATCCTTGGGAACTAAAGATCGAAAAGGATGAAGCGGAAGAAGATACTTGATGGATTCCGCAAACTGCGTTATATTATAACGTGGAGGAACCAACATGAAAAGAGGATTGTTTGTTTTTGCGCTGATTGTGGCTCTGGTATTTTCGGCCTGTAACCCCGTCTATCTGACAACGATAGAAGATGGAGAAACCGAAGATTCGCGGCTGTCCATCGTCGATTGTGCGTCCGCGAAGTGGCTACGAAAGCCCACAGCGTCAAGGGCGATAGCGGCAAAGGGCATAGCCGACAATGATCCCATGGCCGCATATTGCACGGAGCTAGGATGGGCGTACATGTTTTACGATGACGGGGCCGTTATAGGATACGAACCGTTCCCGGACAACATAGAAATAATGTTCCGGGCCGTGTCTATAACGGTCGAGTCCCATAACATGGAGTTCCCGGAAGCAGAATGGGATTGCATCCTTGTACCCGTGCCGGTTATTCCCCCGGATACGTCGAATGACCCGGTATTGCTCAAGTGGCAGTATTGCCTATGTATCGACGATGGAACGATTGTAGACGGACCCTATACCGCCGAATATGACTGGGAATGGGCGGGATGGAAGGGCGGACTTGCGGCGCTACAGCTTGCGTCCTACAATCAGCAATATGACCCGGACGCGCATATCGTTTGGGGACAGGATGAAGATATCCCGGAAGAGGAAGAGCTTGCGGAAGAATAGGAAATTAGGATAAAGACAAGCCCGCCGAAAGACGGGCTTGTTATTCTATACTGGAATTGTGTATGTCATTGATGCGAATGCCTTCTTTGTCATAGGACCAAACTTTCCAGCGGCTAATCTTTTACAAATGGCATCGGCAAGTTCCATTTCCGACTTTTTAGGCTTTCGGTATTGGAAAGGAATATATGCTGGATTGTATGTCGTGTTGTATTTAGGCCAAAATGCCTGTATTAGAACCTTTTCAAAGGTATCAAGTTCTTCTTCTTTACATTCAAAATAGCAAGCAGAATCAAACTCTTTTTTAGAATCATCTTTATGAGATTCGATTCTGCTGAACACCTTTTTTGATTGCCCAATATAAACTATAACTCCATCTTTAATTAAAAAATAAATGCCGATACTATTAGGGATAACCACCATATTTTTCATGCGTCCCTTAAGGACGTCTTTGGCTTTAATCATTTTATTGTCACCATTTTATTATCAATTAAATGCTGAACAATAGGGGCGAGAATATCTGAATCCGCAATAAGTCTTTCTTGTCGATACTTCTTATCTCTTCCTTCTCGACGCGTTATCCACTCAATTAAAGCATCTTTTGCTATTTCATGTCTAATTTTAGTATTGGAAACATATTTAGACATTCTATTCCATTCATCTCCATCAATTTCATATTGGATACGCATGCAGAATCCTCCTACAACCTAATATCCAATACAGTACTGTAAAGAAATATATATGTCAAGACTTCTTAGTATGGTAATTATATAAAACTCAACGGCGGTCCATTCCGGCCATGGCGGTTTCAAGCTCGGCGGGTAGCTTTATTTCCATCATTCTTCCCCTTCCATGGCTTCTTCCCGTAGCGCGTCTATAGCATATTGCGGAACAATGTACCCCATGGTGCGAAGCTCTTCCAGTCTATCGGCGCATTCTTCCGGGGTAGGATCGTTGAATTGTTCTCCATCATACGGAAGACCGATATCAACCAATTTCGCCTTGTCGATCATTTTGTTTACTTTTTTGTGTCTTTCAATCCAGTCCTCTATGTTATCCGTGGAAACCTCGGGCGGAAGCGGTTTCTTAAAAACATGCCTACGCCCAGCGACGTGCGTTGTATATCCACCCATACAATCCGCATAAACATAAACGTCGCACTGGAAATCGTCCGAACTAAACCGGCAATAACTCATAAGAACTCCTTAGCTAGTTCCGGGTTTTCGTGAATGTTTCCGATGACCTCGCCGTCTTTTGCGTCTACAGCTTCGCCGAAGAAATAATCGAACGCCCACCCGGGGCGCCGGAGGCACCACGATGCGTATGCGTCATTCCATACGACAAGAAAAACTCCGGTCGAGTCTTTGAATAGATCATTGTGGTAAATTTCTTTTTTGTTTTTATCGTGCTGCCCGGTGAATTGCTCCGGTAAATATTGCTCGTGCGTATATATCACCGATTCGGATGTCGATCGACCTGATATATTCGCAAAGTATCCGTTAGGCAAAAGCGCGAATTGATCTTTTACCATTTCGTCAGTAAAAAAGTATTTTTTATTCGGTTCGCACCACGCCCTAAACTTTATTTCACGCATAAGCACTCCTTCCATGTCCGTATTGCCCGCACTAGGTCCATGCCGTTGACGGGACGATAGTGATATGTTCCGTCCGGCTTGACGTAGAGATTTGCCACTTTGTCAGGATTGACCGGCGTACCATCTTGGAGCATTGCCAGAGCATAGGCGGCAAGCTGTACCTTGTGCCATGGCGCGGGTCCGCCTGATTTCAAATCGACAAGAACACGCTTTCCCTCGATTAGTGCCAGAATGTCAAACCGCCCCGCATACCGTTTTCCGTTAATCGAATTGTGAACCGTGCATTCCGTGTGAAGGGAATAAACTCGGTGTTCTTTCATCCATCGCGCGAAGGCGTTGACGTATTCCAGGGATTCGAGGTTTCGGCCTAGCTTGTCTTCCCGTTCCCCGTTGGCGTATCGTTCGGAAAGATCATGCACGGCAGACCCGCGCTCCCGTGATTCTTCCGAGAACCAGCGATCATCAATCAATCCGGCTTCCTTGAGTATTTGAGTCACGGAAGGGATTATTTCCTCTCCGTCTTTGTATTCGTGGATAGCCGGATTGAATAGAATCATCGCCTAATTATCTCCGATCATGGGCATAATAATTGCCGACATGTTGTCTTTTTTGAAGACTACGGGCTTGTTTTTCGCGTACCATTCTACGTCCCATTCCTCTCCGAGTCTAAGCGCGGAAAGGTAATCGATATTGATAGGAGTAAGCTCCGGGAACTCTCGCATGAGTTTGGAAAAAGCAATTGAAGATACTCCCTTCATACGCGAAGACAACGAAAACCCAGAAAATGTAGTTCTGTATACCGGCTCCCCTTCCGGTAGAACCTTTCTCCAATTAGGATATTCTTGTGTCGGATTGACAAGATGAGCAATCTGTATCCTGCTTGGCTTCGCGCTTATGAGTCTCCATCGTCCGGGCACAAGCCCGAATATCAAGCAGATATCGGCACTTATGTTTACCGTATGAAGCCTTCGACCATCTGTAGATATCGCGGTGTAAGCTCCATCATTCTGTTCGATCATAATGTCTTCTACAAAAGTATGAAAATCAAACTTTGCTTTCAGATTGGCCTTTGAAAGGAAGTAAAACTGACGAAGTATTTGCCCGCTGTCGATATCGGCAAATCCATCATATTTTTCCCGATCCATCACATTACCTCCTTACCTGTATGGGCGTATTCGTGACGCGGACGCCGGGGACTTTTTCGGTCCCCTTGGAGTTTCGCGCCCATGTGTTGAGCGCCGTCGCGTTGGCCTGTAGAAAATAGAGCGGGGCCGTTCCGCTTGCGACCGCCTTGACAAGCGCCATGAGGTCCACGCATTCCGCGCCCCATTGGTCCCGATAGGATATTCCTTCGGACTTGTCCGGCCCGGCTATCTCGATCTTCGGGATAACCACGGGCGCTTCAAGGACCGCATCGGAGGCGGCTTCCATGCCCTCGTCAAAAAGAGATTCGGCGGCGCGTATCTGCGCGTCCTCTGCTTCCTTGCGGGCGGCTTCCTCCGCCTTGCGCTTTTCTTCATCGATGCGTGCTTGTTCGGCGCGATACCACGTAGCGCACTTGTTCCCGGTTGTCTTGATTACGTAGTCGAACGGCTCATCAATCTTCTTGCCCTGGGCGATAGTGGCTTGACGCTGTTTCTTGGAAGCCTCATCGATGGGGTCAAACCATTCGTGAAACTTCTTTTTCCCGTCGTAGGCCGCTTTGTTGAATTCCTGCGCCAAGTCGTAGGAACCCTGATCCGTTACGTTCAACGAGTCCACCTTGGACCGCAACGCTATGGCCCGCTCTTCCGATTCCTTTTCAAAGTCTCCCATGTCTTTCCTCCTGTCTTATATTACCATACAATCCCGAAACGCGCAATCACTTTTTACCGTATGCCGTCTTTGCCTTTTCCAAAACCGCCGTCAGTTTTCCGATATCGGAGGGGTGATTCTTGAGGGTCAAGTCAATTTCTCCTTTTATCAGATCGGGGATATCGGCTTCCAGGTAGTCAAAAAGCGCCGTCTTGATTTCGGCAAGTTTCGGCTTGTCCGCCTTGGCGTCTTCTCCGAATAGGTCTTTCGGTTCTTCTCCCTTTTTCAGTTTGGCGGTTTTGACTACTTCTTCGGCGGGGCGGGCCGGAATAGTTTCATCTTCGGGGGCTCCGGTTCCGTCTACGTATTCAAGGTCCGCTTCCTCGATTGTCCTTCCGGTATCGTAGATTGCGGCCTGATCGGTCCTGACGGCCATTTGCATCGTCGTGGATAGGATGCCCCATTTTGACAGGGTATTTTTGAGGACGGTTTTTTCTGCCATGGCGGGAAGATTGGTTTTCCAAAGACCGTATTCCGAGTCGAAAGATTTTGAATATCTCTTCCCGTGGGCAAGTATCTTTTCTATCGTCCAGAATCGGACGCACTCATACCCGTTGACTAGACGGAAAAAGGCGACATATCCAACGATCATTTTATTGTCGCCTTTATCTCGCAATCCCCCGGAAGCCGCATAAATCTGCACGTCCCCGGTTATGGGATTCTCTCCGTGATATTCGTCCGCATAGACGGGGCCGACATGGATAGCCTTGTACTGCCCCGTCCGCAAAGCGAGCTGAACAAAGCCCTTCGTCATGATTTGGAACTGCGCAACTACTTTCCCCTTGTTCCGATATGGGACGATAGCCGCGAATCCCAAAGAGCCGTCAATAGGAAGGTCCAGAGTAGCCGCAACCATCGCGGCGGAAAGTACTGACTTCGGATCGCATTCGGCAAGCGCCGGATTGACCCGAGTAGCGTTCAGCACGGACGCAAGGAACGCGGCGGACTTTTCCCCCAAGACCTCCTTGAATCTTCCCTTTGCGTAATCTGAATTGAGCAAATCTTTCAGCGGCGCAATTGCTTTAGTCTCTGCCATTCTGTATCTCCTTGGCTTTCGCCTTTTCGTCCTGTTTCATGCGCTCTATCATAGCCATAGCGACATTTAAGCCGCCATGCTTTTTGATAGCCGCCTTCATTTTGAGATATTCGGATTTCCCGTATGTCTTTCGATACGCCGCTCCGATTGCCCGTCTTTCGTGACGATGGGGCGCGGAGGCCGGGATATAGTTCGGATTGACGTATGACTTGAGTCCGAATCCAACTCTTGGACGATAATCGCGGGGGCCGATTGTCATAACATTTCCCGGCTTCTTGCTCCTGTAATCGTTCTTTGCGTACTTTGCCATGTCTGAACCTCCTATAATTGTCTCCATTGATTCATGAGCTTGATAATCTCATCCGCGTCTTTCTTGTTCTGAAAGCATCCATCCGCGTAATCGACCCGAAAAGAGATTCTTTCCGCAAGGTCTAGGATTTTCTCTTGTATGGTCTTCTCCGGTATCGGCTTAGGTTTCCTTGCCGTAATCCATCCCAGAATCCGCCATATCGAGGTTTTACGGGCAAGCGTCAAGGAATAAGGACCTATCGCCTTCCCGCCGTAAAACCATGCCTTGAATCGCAATATCGGGCCGATCATCGTTCCCCCTTTCTGCCTTGGATTATATTACAATACCCGGAAAGATGCAAGACTTAAATCCCTTCAAGGTCAAATAATGTCGGCGCGTTGACTTCGATATCCGCTGCTTTTAGATACACAAGTCCGTCCCTGAAAGAGTCAACGTTTATTTCCGTGCCGAATCCACGGCGGCCCATCTTGACGGCCATGTATGGCACGGTGAAAAGTCCCGCAAACGGATCGGCCACAAGGTCGCCTTTGTTGGAATATCGATTGATGATCCTTTCCACAATGTCAAACTGTAGCGGGCAGATGTGAAATTCTAATTCCTTCCGCGCCTGTTCTCCGTTCAAGGTCCGCATTCGGTTCACATCATCCCATACCCATTCCGATGTTGTGCCCGGAGCTACCACCATAAAAGACGCGGGTAGCTTTTCGTCTTCTTCTAGGTCATCGGCAAGCTGGACGTGATCGTGATAATTATAGGCATTATCGCGGGAGAATTGCCGAAACTTGGCTTGAAGGTTTGATACTTCCGTGTTCCGCAATTCTTCCAACAATAAGAGCCTATCCCCGGAAGACTTCCAGAAAGCGTGAGCATCGATCTGCCATTGTGCCCGCGTGTATTCCTGTTTTGTTTTTTTGACGGGTTCATCGGCATAGGCGCGGCTTGTATCTGACGGGAGCTTGCGGAAAAGCAAAACATACTCCGGGCAACCTACGCCCATCTTGGTCCCGTCTTTGCATTGTTCCGTCCATCCAAGCCGGTACGTCTGATTGTTTTCCCGGACAACATCCGTTACGACGGTGATTCGGCCCATGTACTGAAAGCCGTGTTTCAAGAAATGGAAAACCGTCATATCCGAGAAAGGGTCAACCGTGGGCATTCCTGTTCCCGTGGCATTTCCGAAAAGGATCCTGTCTTTGACGTGTATGGCCGCGACTTTTCCGGGTTTCAGCGTTCGCAACAAATGAGGCGTCAAAAAGTCCATCTGCTCGAAAAACCTATCATTATCCGTATTGTGCCCGAAGTCATTATAGGTCGGCGTATATTCGTAATGATTCGAGAATGGAATAGAGGTATGAATCAGATCGAAAGTATTATCGGGAATATTCGGCCATTCCATGCAGTTATCGTTCAGTACGGCTGTGAAGGCTTTTCCCTTTACTTCCTCCCTGTCGAATGTAATTGTTCGGGCCAGTTTCTCAAGTACATTCGTGGATGCAAGGCCATTCTCGCGGATGATCTTTGTCATTTGTTCGACAAGATAGATATGCTGGTCCCATTTCTTTTTCAGCGTATCGAGAATAGCCTGTTCTGATTCGGCGCTTATTATGTCAATGCGGACTTGTTCAGTCTGCCCGAATCGATATTGTCTATGGATACCCTGTATGAAATCTGAAAACTTATATGATATTCCTGCAAATATCATCCTGTGGCAATTCTGCATATTAATGCCATATCCGTACATTTTAAGTTTACTCACGAAAACAACAGTCTCTTTACCTTTCCATTTATTTATTGACGTAGAACGATATTCAACATCTTGTGAGCCACGAAGAGAAGTAAAAGAAATACCTTCATTTTTCAGCATTTTCTCTACTGCGTCTTGCTCGTCATCGAGTTCGACCCATATTACGAATTGTTCAAATATATGATCGCCTTCATCATCAATTCCGCGTTGTCCTGAAATGCTCCTAGTCCTATATTGCAATGATGACAAAGAAGGCCTCGAACCTTCTTTGTTGAATGGCAATGATCCACAATCAATCCTCCCTTCCTGTTCGGAGCTGCTTCCTCCGCTGTTCTCCCGCATATCAGGCACTTCCAGTTTTGTGATTTCCCCATCTCTTGATATATCGCTATTGTTATTCCGTATTTCTTCATCTTCAATTCTCTTCTCTGTTCCAGAGCCCGAATCTTGTTCTTCTCGTGCCAATCCTTCGATCGTTCTATATTCTTCTTTCTGTTCTTCATTGAATTGTTTTTCTGTAATTCCTTGTATCTTTCTGGATTCTTCATTCTCCATTCCATATTTCTCTTTTTGTATGATTCCTTGCTCTCTTGATAATTCTTTGCATTCCTCTCTTTCTGTTTTTTCAGAATATTCTCTTTGTGATCCTCGTAATATTTCTTGAGATATTCTTTTTTGTCCATATTCCTCTCCAATGTTAAACGATTTTATACTATTATGAAGTATTTTCTTAATTTGTTCAACTCTAGTATCGATGCTTTCGCGTTTTTCCTTCGCCGCGTCTTTCAATCCCAGAGCTGCATCGCGGAACATTTTATTCTGTCCGTCTTGTTCCGTTCCCGCCGTCGCATGGTCAACGTCAACGACATGATATCGAACATCGAGAGGAGGAAGCTCGTATCCTTCGTCGGAATACCCTAGGTCGGACGGTTTCGTAATAAAAAGCGCCCAAGTTGATACCCAAAACCAGAACTCCTTTTCTTTGTGCGGGTATAGCGTGAGGTTATTAGCATGCGTTGAATCACGATGGAAAAAGCGCGTCAACGCCTGGCCGGTGTCCATAATGCCAAGGAAGCCCGCGTAATGAATCAGTTCCTTGTATTTATTCGGGGACGGCGTCGCCGTGGCTACAAATCGGTACGGGACCTTTTGAAACTTGAGAAGAAACTCTTGATATGTTTTGGACCCGTAAGAGCGAAGGACGGAAGCTTCATCAAGAGAGGTTGACGCGAAATAATCCGGGCGAATGTCTCCATCCCTAACGCGTTCATAATTCGTTATGACAAGCCGCGATTTTGACGCTTCGGCTTCGGCTTGTGTTTTTACGTATTCGATTGGTAGTCCGCTGAGAAGGTGCTCCGCGTCGTGGTAAAACTCATCAACCACGTTAAGGGGGGCGGTGATAAGGGCCTTGCCTTCGGTTTTGGAAAGGATAAGGCGATGAGCCTCTAATTGTGTTACGGTTTTTCCTAAGCCGAAAGAGGAAAACCATGCACGACGTCCGCCCTTAACTCCCCATAGAACAGAATCCCTCTCATGCGGCTTTAAGATCGGATTGCAGTCTTCGGGGAAAAACTCGATACCAGAATCCGGCGCAATTGTTATTTTAGATTTCAGAAAATCCAGATAGCTTTGAGGCTGTACAGATATGTTCATTTGTTGCTCCTGGTTAATATTGTAATGTAACTATCCAAACTTGTCTAGTCTTATTCGTATCCCTTATGCTTTCCTGTTTTGTTCGAGGAAGAAAGATGCCAGCATCCGCAATCGGGACAATGATAGGCCCGTTTCGGTATTTTCTTGGAATGTAAAAAGTGGTTGCGCCGCTTGATTGATTTTATTACGGTATGGGCTTCTCGATAGGAATAACAGTATTTCCCGTTGCATTTAGGACGGTTTGTATTATCGCAAACATTTAAAGCTTCCATCCCAATTTCCTTTCGACCTTGGAAAGATAATCCAGGCGCAATCCCTTTTTCCGCGTAGCGCCCGCGCCTTGATTGTAGGCGGACACCGCATAAGGCCATGATCGAAACTCGTTGTAATGGTCTTGCAAAATCATGGCGGCTATTCTCGTTGCGTCATAGGGATTATGCGGATCGTATTCACCATAAGCCGCAACGCGCAATTTACGGAAATCCTCGTTAATCTGCATCCGGCCTAGTGATCGTCCATCGTCTCCAATCGCGGAGTCTGTTTCGTCGCTTTCAACTTTTGCGATTGCCTCAAGGATGCAAGCCGGGACGCAAGTTCCCCGGACGGCTAGATCGTAAATATTCGGGGCCGGATATTGTGTCAACCACGAATCCGGCCCCGTATCGTGAAACTCTTTAAACGGTCTAGCCAATGACAGCGACAGCAGAACCGCCGCGATTATGGCTAGATTTATCCGTTTGATTGTTCCGCCTCTTCTTTTTCTTTTTCGTTATGAAGCGATTTGAAAATCACGGCTGAAACTGTGTCTACCATGCTTTCAACTTCTCCGCGTATCCCGTTCAGATCGAATGATCCTCCGAGTCTTTCGGAATATTCCGCTAACGTTACCGGCGAATAGTTCACCGTCTGCCGTACCCGGATCGATACCTCAATCTCCACGTTGTCCCGAAGCCGCAATGTCTTTTCCATGTTGTATCCTTTCTAATATTCTTCCGCCAGTTTGCGGGTAAGGAAGAAGTGGATGCCGTTGGAACAGGTTATCAGAGATTCGTCGAATGAATCGGGGCGGACGGTCTCTCCGACATGGTAGAGGAAAGTTTTTTCCTGTTTCGATACTCCGACCTCCGCCCCAATCACCTCTAACACCTCGGCATATTCGGCGCGGCATTTTCCCGTAGACAATCCGATCCGCTTCGCGTCGGCGGGGACGCGAAGATTGACCATCACGTCATCGCGGCACTTCTTCCATCCGATCAATTCCCCCTCAGGGCAATAAGGCAAAAGAGGCGCGTCGAGGCTGGCACCCTCCTGTACGTACAGGTCTCCCCCCACTGAGGTGAGGGCGGGCGCGTCGAGGCTGGCACCCTCCCAGACGGACAGGCATCCCCTCACTGAGGTGAGGGCGGGCGCGTCGAGGCTGGCACCCTCCCAGACGGACAGGTCACCCGTTACCTTTTTCAGGTCCGAAAACTGCGACAGGTCCATGCCTTTTTTAACGTTCAGATTGCCTTCCCATGTCTTCATCAAATCCCTCCTTCCAGTCTCTTTCTTCTTTCGCTTCCCGCGCCCGCTCACGTTCATTCCAGGATTCTTCATCCCACGCAATATCCGGCGGGTTCGGATATCGGTCTACACCGTAGGCCATTAGCGCCCCGCTTTCTCAAGATCGCAGTCAATCGCGCCGCAAAGTTTGTTTTGCAAGCGCCGATGTTCCTTGCGATTCTTCCAGGTTTTCTTTCCGAGTTTTTGCAAGGCTTCCCGGTAGAGTCCTTCGGCCTGTCGGTACATTCCCGCGTCCATGCAAGCATCGGCCACGTGTTCAGGATTCGGCTTGTCCATGCCTTCCCTCCTTGATAGCCTTGACCATCCCGAACGCCTCATCAATATGCCCGATATTCGACGTGCCACTTTCGGCCCTTGCGATATAGCTTCATGTATTCCCCTTTTTAGAGACGGGGCGCAATGGCCCCGCGTGGCGATTATGCTTGTGCGTTCTCTATTTCGTTTATAGCCTCCTCTATCGAACAGATGGCGTTGTCTAGGCTATCTATCGCAGATTCAGCAGTTGATCCTTTATCGCCGCTCTGCATCGATTCGGGAATGTTGTCGTAATATTCCTGTTCGTCATCTTTGCACGATTCGATCATTTCTGAAGCGTCATGCAAAAGTCCGATAGCCTTATCCAGTTCCGCTCGCCTGTCTTTGTTCACTTTGTTCCCCCTTGCTCTCAAGATACCCTTATTATAATGCAATAACGGGACTTGTCAAGCGGCAAAATGCCAAGATTGCAAGATTTTTTTTGCTTCATCGAAGCTATGGGCAACGGCGTATTCCGCTCCTGCGCGTAAGGCGTCAACCTCGAACTCCATCTGATTGACGGATTGCTTGCCTTTAAGTCTTTTTACCTCAAGAAAATAAGTTTTCCCACCCTTGACTAGTACTAGATCGGCCACACCTGAACGTAACCCCATGCGCTTCAATCGCGCCATTCTTGCCAGTCCGCCCCTTCCGGTAGCTTTACCCATGGCCTGATTGGCAACGTGGAAAAAAATAAAGCTCCCCGCCATGGCAAGGAGCGTCAAATACTCGACTATCGCTATTTGGATATCATCCTCTAGCGGATCATCAATCGGGGACATTCCGCACCTTGTCGGCTATCATCATAGCCATGTTCCCCACGTCGGCGCATTCGTCGATTGTCTCGGTTGCTGGAAGCCCCTTCCCTAGGGCTTTATGCAATTCTTCGACTTCCTCTTCCAGCCGGTCGAATAAATACCATACGGAAACTTCGGGGTCTTGCCAGCTTTTCTTATGCGAGTTTTTCCGCAGTTTCCGGCGCATATCGGATGCGAACAGCTCTACTGATATCTGTTCCTCTTCCGATGTTCTCCGCTTGTCCGTCTTGTCTTCTAGCCTTCCTCGGTCCATTTCTCTATTCCTCCTTTTTGTTTGCCTTGTAAAGCTCCATTTCTGTGGTAAGCATGGCGCGGATATGCGGGCCTTCTTTCTCCCCGATTGCCGCGCACATTTCCTTGTACGCTTGCCGCTCTTCGGGTTTCATAAGCACGACAACTCTAGCAACAAGCTGATCCGAAATGTCTAGCGTGTTTTCCATTGGCTATTCCTCCCTGATATCAAATCAATAATAATACAATGCAATATATTATTGCAACCCCCTATTGCAACTTGCAATCCATATTGCAAAAACTCTTTATCGTGGATTATGATTTTTCTATCTCGGTACATAAAGGATAAGCCATGGCAAGCGAGATAAAATCATCGACAGATTTTGAAAACATGAAGGACCATGAAATACTTGTTTTCTTGGGAGTGGAATCAATTCGGCAACGTAGCAAATTGGGTACGTTAATTTCTGATTATGGATTATTCAAACGCGATCAAAAAGAGTTTAACGATAAGCTTCTTTTCCGCGTTATCAACCTTGAAAAGAAAACGGGAATATGTTCTGACGATATCCAAGAGGTGCATGGATGAATTTGCTAGGCGGTCTCGGAATTATCGGTACCGCTATCCTAGGAGTAATAGGTACCGCAATCGGCGCGGGAATAATCGCATATCTCAAAAAAGCGGGGAATCTTTTTTCCACAATTTCCGAAATCAATGACGGACTCAAAAGACAGAATCAGCTTAATACCGTACAGGCTGAAAACATCTCCATGCTTGTACGTGTTTCCCGCGATCATATAAAAGCGTCACGTTCGCAGGGATATGCAATTCAGGAGCTTGCGGGCAATAATAAAAAGGCGGCGGAACGTTCCGCGCAAACTTCACTCGATCATCTCGCCGACGCGGAAGACGATATGGAGACGACAGCGAACAAGATGCAGGAAAAGGTGTTGGGGGGATGACATGAGGAAATATGACCTATCGCCGGACGGATCGAAATATTACCGACAAAATAATAACGCACTAGACCCCGGAATGGTCTGCAAGCCAACCTCAACCGTAATGGCTCTTGATGTCGCGGGCTGGCCCTTTCCGTCTGGGAAATATCCACAACCGGAAGATAACCTAACCGCTCTTTGTCGAACCCCGGAAGGTATGGCGTGTATGCTTAACATCGATCCAAACTTGAGAGGAATACCGCCAAACGAGGTTTGGGGAGTGATAAAATGGGCCGTTAATCAATGGTACCCGAGACAAAATCCAATCATCGGTCCTCGTTGGGATTGGACCTTGCGCGAGGCTTTGTACGGTATCTCTCGGTTCCGCCGTCCATTTGCAACTTCCACTTGGCTGACAAAAGGCGGGCACGTGGTTATGATAGCGGGATATGTCACGGAACAAGACAGAATCCCAGCGAGCTATTCCGAAATCGATATCGACGCAATAAAACAAATTATTGTTGACGATCCATATGGATTAAAAATAATCGGAAACGGTTATGACACAGATAAAACTGGATATCACACCATGTACTCGCTTTCGCTTTGGAAAGAGGTATGGCGCGGGATAGGAATACAAGTGAGGCGCTATGATGAAAACTAAAGATTTTTTATCTCATATATTCACTGACGCCAAAGGACGACCCGAGATTAAAACGATTCTCGGCGTGCCTATCATTATCGTTTCTGTAGTTTTTCTCCTCCTTAAAAAAATAGACATCGAACAATTTAAGGCGCTTGCGGGGTTCGGGGGCCTTTTGATTGGAGTTACAGCTATCGCCGATGGGTTTATAGATCACGACGACAAAGGCGCACTATAGGAGGTCTCATGTGCAGAAAATCAAACCGTATCTTGTTGGCGCTCTTGTTGGCTTGCTTGTGGGCGCTGCCTGCGTATTCGCAATCGCAAGAGACAGAGAGTCAAAATATATTGACGCGCTTACAGAAAGTAAACTCGATATTGAACGAGCTAGAGACGCGGCTACAAGAGCGGAAGCAAGATACGCTGAAATTGCAATCCGACTTGATAGCGTTATCAACGGAGCTAACAGCGGCGCGTCAACTGCTGGACGAATCGCAGACGGACTTAACGGAGACGCGCAACTTGCTAGACTCGCTAACCGAGAGATACAATCAATTATTAACGGTCTACAAGACGCAATCGAGGAAAAATAAAATCGAACTTTGGATATGGCGCGGTGTTACCGTCGCCGAGCTTGTCGCAATCATTGCGCTTGCGGCTTCTCGGTAATTCCTTCCCCTTCTTTTAGTGCCGCCTCCAGCCTATCCACCCGGGCTTGCCACTCGGCGTCGCGGGCGGCCTGGATTTCGGCTACGGCTTCCTTTGGAATCCTTATGGTCTGACTCCATTGTTCGCATCGATGGTTTTTTTTTACAAAGCCACAACCTTCACAACACCAATATTTATCTTCCGGTGTCTGCATCACTCCCCCTTTCCGCGCACGGCGGCGCGCATCCACTCACCATCGCCCTCGAACCCACGCGCCCACGCCGCTTTTACGAGCCGTTCCGCTGCTTCGTCCAGTAGGCAGGCGTCATGGGCGGCAAGAAAGTTAGAAAGATAAATTTCTGCCCTAATAGTATCAAGTTTATGTCGAATGAACCTATTACCAGGCACATCCTCGATTATGTCTGCGTCTCGCAGGGCATATACTATCCCTGATATCCCCAGCTCCTGCTCCGGATGATCCTTGAGCCGCTGACGGGCTATACTCATGGATTGTTCCACGCTACAACAGGCAATAGAACCAAGTGGGCAATTCCTACAGTGTAGAGTGCGTAGTTTTCTGCATCCCTCTTTCGCAATCTTCTCCACGATTTCTCGGTCTGTCATCCTATTCCTCCCCACGCATAGCGAGTGCGGCGTCGATCGCTTTTATCGATGGATCATTTTTCAATTCGGAAATCCTTATATCCCAGGCCCTGGGCAAAGCATCCATGAGCGTGGCTTTTGCTGATCGAAGGGCCGTTGCGTCCGCCTCTATAATCTTCTTAAACCGCGCATCCTCTGCGGGCTTGGGGCTCTCGGCCTTCGGTGCTTCGTCCAGCAGGCGGACGTCATGGGTGGGATCCCAGGCTTCTTCTTCCATATCCCATTCAAGGCAAACCTCCGCATACGGACCTTCGTCTTCTGTAGCGGCACCACAATTTTGTTCCAGGGATTTGTCGTACCAGCGGCATTCCGTATTGCGGCATACATCATCCTCGCTCATTGGGAGACAGGCCAGCTCCCGCGTATCCTCCCCGTGCTTGGGGCTCTCGGCCTCTGGGGCTTCGTCCTGCTCGATGACTGCGTCGTCAAAATCTCGAAAGCGTCGAGCATATCCAAGTGCATAAGTTGCCTGCGATTTATCATCGTATCGCTGAGCGCTTTCTCGCAGCCTGGTGCGAGAGGGATCACCCATGCCGCGCGTCAGCCAACATCCGTCGCCAAGCTTGACGATGTATTTCATGCTTCGGCCTTCGGTGCTTCGTGGGCCAGGAGGGCAAGTCCTGCCCGCCGTCCAAACATGCCTTCGGGATCATTCTCAGCAATCCATTGACAAGCCTCCCTGAGCGCCTTCTCGGAGGACGGGGCGGAGTTGGTCAAAACATTTCGTTCTATTTCTTCTCGATAGCTCGCAATCGCTTCCGCCCATTCGTCAAGCTCATCCGCGTTTTGACAAGACAGTTCAGCAAGAGCAAAAGCTATTTCTCGATCTCTATAATTAGCTGACATCATGACCCTCCGTTGTGACCGGCGTTTTATACGCGCCGATATTTCCATTCAATCCGCAACTCCAAACCCAATCGCGGCCTGTCGCAGTAAATATTTGGACTCTTGGATTCGGTGCAAACAGGCCGTGAGAATTACCGCAGGCGTGTCGTTCTTGTATAGGTCTAGGTCGAGATTTAAAGCTCCCACCATCATGTAGACGGTTGTCTCCATACCATTTTTATACGACTCGATGGCTCGGTAGTCTTCGAGCGATACCCACTGACTTCCGTCCGCCTCTGTTACGATCTTGGGCTGATTCATGTTTGCCCTCCCCTTATTCGCTTGCTTCTATCCGCGATAGATACAGCTCGTACTTTCATACCTTTACCTCCGACTCTTTTTCCGACAGTGCGCCCATGGCCCGAGTTAACGCCGCGATGCGCTGCATGTGCTTGGCCGATCCGGCGCTGTCGAGGAATAACGCGGCTTGCTCCTCGCCGAGCATCTCCATAAGGACCTCGTATACTGTTTTCATCGTTCGCGCTCCTTAAGCATTGCGTCGGCAGCTAAATAAGCCTCTCGCGCGGCGGGCTAATCCCCCGCAACCTCTACGATTGCATAGTGATATTCCCCCGCGCCTTTTTTGCCACGGGCGAACCCTTTCCCCTTATTTTTCTTTGCCCGTTCCTCTCGATATTTTTTTTGCGCATCGGTAATAACTTTCCGTTTTTTCCGTTTCTCTTCCAACTGTTTTTGATATTTCAATTCAGCCGCGATAGCCTTTTCTTTCCTGATTCTTTCGCGTTCCTCTTGCGCGACAATCTGCCCTTCCGTCCAATCTTCCGCCCCGGATTGCGGACGGGGGCTATACTCCGGGGCGGTGATACAGAGCCAACATGGCCGCGCCGGTAAGGTCTGCCCCCGTTGTTCCCATTCTTTGCGCTCTATGCCCGTCTTTGGTCCATCGCTTGGGGCAATAGTTGGTTGACGCTCACGATTAGGGTTTCCCCAGTAGTCCCGGTGTTCTATCATGCTTCCCCGATCTTAACCCCCGTTTTCGATCCTGTCAAGCATTATAATACAATTCCTTGACAATTCCCAAGATGGGGTATAGGATATGGCTAGGAGGGATTGTAATGAGTCATAGATTGGTAGCTAATCCATTATCCAATGATATGTTATGCCGAGGGTTTAAAGATTCGCCCATGTGCGCGGCTTGCGAAAGATACCGCCAGGGACCGCTTACCCGGAAACATTCTGTTATTGTTTTAGGGAAATCGGCAAAGGAATGCCAATGGAAAAAGAAAAAAGAATCGAGTTAGGATAGACCATGCCTAGCCCCGAAGAATGGAAGCGAAAACTAGAAGCCTTGATTGAAGCAGGGAAATCCGTGGATAAGGCAATCTCGGAAGGCGTCCATATCCCGATTGACATGAATTCTTTAGGGCTTGATACCGGAACCTTGGGGCTTGGATTAAAAGATCGAGAAGATCCCACAATATCGTTTAAGATGCCCGGAACTCCGAATAGGCCGAATATTTCAGTAACGTTTACCATGGATCTTGATTGGCATGACAAAATCGGGTTATAATATTTACGTTGACGGCCTGACTACCCGTTGACAATCTGGCGTTGCCGGATAAAATCACTAGAGCGGTTCGAGAGAGTAAGCGTAGCAACGGCGCTTAACCGGGTTAGTCCCCCGGGCTCTCTCGGGCCGCTTTTTTATTTGGAGGAAAAGAACATGAATGAACTTACCTTGAATGGAGACAGGCGGATGACGGTTAAGGAAGTGGCTGAGGCGTTAAACGTGAGCGAGAGGACAATCCAAGGACATGCGGCAAACATGGGGCTTACTGAGAACGGTAAGACTACATACCTTGACGAATTGGCTGTCACAGAGATAAAGAACAAGATAGTAGCTAGTGGAAGGAATGACCTCGCAAACATTTGCGAGGTATCGCGCGCTACTACTCCCATTGACATCGAGCGTATGACTTTACAGGTTATCCAATATCACGCGGCCCGAGTAAAGGAGCTTGAAGCCGAGCTGGCTAAGGCCGCGCCCAAGGTCGAAAGCTTTGAAGCCCTTCAACGTTCCGAAAGATCAATGTCTATTACGGCGGCGGCAAAGCACTTTGGCTTGCATCCTAAAACAGAAGTCTTTCCATACCTCCGGGATTGCGGCTATCTAACATCGAAAGACCTTCCAACTCAAGCGGCGCTCGATGCGGGGTATCTTGCGCAACGTCAAATCGAATGCGGAGATGGTGAGTTCCGGGCTGTGGCTTGCGTTCTTGCTTGCCAGCTCGAAACGTGGCGGACGCGGGTTATCCCACAGATAAAAGCATGGGAAGCGAAATAGCCCTTGACAGAAAAATAGAGTTTGTGTAAAGATAAAACCATGAAACTAACTAAGGACGAATTACGGGCGCTTTATGAGAGCAACAAAGTAGCGGACGCCGCTGCAACGTTAGGCGTATCGGCTAAAACCTTTTTTCTTTACATTAACAAGGCCGGTATCCCGCACAAGGGGCATCGCGGGCGCAAGCTTAAAATTGAAATCGTAGGCTAGACATGGCAAGACCTAAGATTGATATTTGGATGCCTATCTTTGTTGGGGATTATCTCCGCGATACCCAAAACCTAACAGCGGAAGAACATGGTGTATACTTTCTTTTGCTCATGCATTACTGGCAAAGGAAAGGGGAAATAGGGGCAGACATAAAACGTCTTTCAGTTGTAACAAGATCAACCCCGGAAACAACGAAATATATTCTTGATAACTTTTTTTCTTTGACTGACGGGAACTACAAAAACAAGCGGTCGGATATAGAATTAGAGGCGGCTATGTCTCGTTCGGAATCCGCAAGGGCGAACATAAACAAACGATGGAATAAGAATAGTAATACTACGGTAGATACGCCCGTAATACCGCCGTATAACGATGGTAATACCGTCGATTATACGGATGATGATACGGAATCGATACGGAATCGATACTCTTCACCATCACCATTACCTATACAAATACAAGAAGAAGTACACACATACTTAGAGGTAGGGGGTATGGGGGAAGGGGAAAACGAGGAAAAGAAGTGTGTGCCTAAAAAATCTAATCCTAAACCAAAAGATCAAGAAACTACCCATGTCCTTGATAAAAACATAGACCTTATGAATGAAAAAGAGTTTCCGGCACAGGAAACCGAGTTATCGGCACAGATAATACCGCGAAAGAATGGAGTTTCCGGCACAGATAATCCGCCGGGAAAAGCCGTCGCCAAGATTAAGCCGGAACCAGATCCGCTTTATCAGGCAATATTTCAATCCTTCATCGGCAAGGCGGGAGCATTTACAAATTATCCCAAAGAAGCGCAAGCCATAAAGCGCATAATCAAATACTGCGAACAACACGCGCCGCGATACACAGATGGGGATAAAATAAAACTTGCCGAAAAAGTTATAACCGAGTATTTCGAGCTGACACAAAACGGGGATAGATTCTGGAGAGGACAACCATTCACGCCTTCAAACCTATCCGCCCCTGGAATATTTGACCGCGTCCTAGTCGAGATAGGCCAATCCGTAAATCAGGAGGAATACGCAAATGAAATCCCTTTCTAATCCTGGAATGACTGCCGAACGGTTTACGGAGTATATTCAGAACTGCTACAACGATAGATTCCATGATGACATGAAGCGGACCATGATAGCCTATCTCTCGGGATATGACGAAGCATTCATAGCCTGTCTTGCCCGTATAGTTCTTTTGCGACATCCTAGACAATACCGAACAGCCCCAGGACCGGCGGAGCTAGAGCGGTATCTTGAAGAGGCGGGACAGCAGTACCAAAGATTACCGCAAGACCTGACACGTCCGGCAATCGAGGAAGACGCGGAACTTATTCCCCGTGAGGAAATCTCCGATCAGTTATCCGGTTTTCTCGACAGGTTGAAAGATAAAACGTTCCGGTTATAATATTATCGCAAGAGGTTGTCACGTTGGGAAATATCAAGACCGGCCCGAAGCTCAAGAAAAACTCAAAAACAAATAGCCCAGAAATGGCACAACAGCGGGCCGATTTCGTCCGCTTTTACATAGAGCAAGACTTCCGAGATGCAACAGCCGCGTATCAAAGGGCCTTTAATTGTACGCCTGTTTCTGCCCGCACAGGAGCCGCCCGTCTATTGGCTAATGCTAACATTCAGGACGCCCTATCAACCGAACTCGCCGCAGTGCTGAAAGAGAAACGCCGACCGCTTGAGAAGCGCGTACTTGATACCTGGATGGTGCGGGCCTTCTACGATCCGACCGAGATCCTCGACCTTGAGGGGAATCTTGCAATAAGCGGGGAGGAATTGCGGAAGCGCGGCTTGCAAGTGTGCATAGACTCGATCAACAAGAAGCTGAATGCCCAGGGAGACGAATACGTCGAGTACAAACTAGCCGACCGTGACAAGGCCCTGGACATGATCCAAAAATATATTCAGATGGTGAAGCCGATTGATGCAAGCGTGAAGGGAACAGACGCGGACGGCAATCCGTTTGCCTTCTCCGTCTCGTTTGTAAAGCCGGAAGATGAGCACAAATCAAATACAAATAAATGACGTATACCGGCAATTACTCGGGCCAGACGGAACACTCCGAAAAGACGTAAGATACTTCGAGGTGTACGGCGGAAGGCGTAGCGGGAAATCGCATGACATTGTACAGATTCTCGGATTAACCGCCATGATAGAGCCGGGGCATTTTATCCCGTGTACGCGCAAAGTTGCCGACACATTGCGGGATTCAGTCTTTGCGGAGCTGCGGGGATTTTTTGAAAGTCACAATATCCCGCACAGGCTCAACATGACGAATCAGGAAATCGTATTACCGAATCGTTCCCGCTTCCGTTGCTTCGGATTAAATGACCCTGAGCGAATGAAATCCCTTGCCAATGCAACGATCATCTGGAACGAGGAAGCAAACGAGGATGACGAATCCGACTTCGACTCTTTAGACGCGGGGTTGTCTCCGTCGAAATATCCGGGGCGGATCGTCTTAACTCATAACCCCGTTCCGCAGATTCCCGGTTCTATGCATTGGATTCAAAAACGCTTTCTACAAGTTGAACACGAATTATCCAAGGCCCGCGTTGACCCAAAAACTAACGCGCTTATCTTGCGGACGTGGTACAAGGATAACGCATTTTGCCCGCCCGAAGTCAAAAAGGTTTTGGAAGGCTACAAAGAGACAAACCCGGAAAAGTACAAACTTTGGGCGCTTGGCGAGTTTACAACCGTGGAAGGCGCGGTCTTTACAAACTGGGATATCGTCAAAGATATTCCGCCCGAAATAGTCCATGACTCTATCGGTATCGGTCTTGATTTTGGATTTTCCAACGATCCAAGCGCGGCGGTCCGGGTGTGGATACGCGGGCGCGAACTATGGGCAAAGCAGCTTGTGTACAAACTCGGCTTACACAATGACGCGCTGTACAAAGAGCTGGTTGACGCGGGCGTAGGTCAATTCGAGGAAGTAACAGGGGATTCCGCGCGGCCTGATATTATCTCCGACCTATACCGCCTTGGATTGCTAGGTATCAAGCCGGTCAAAAAGCGGGCGAACTACAAAGAGGACGTGGCTACCCGACTCCAGGGCTATACAATCCACCTGATCGAGGGCGACACGGATTTTATCCGGGAAATCTCTACGTATTCATGGGCGCGGGACAAAAACGGGAAGCAACTCCCGAAGCTACAAGACGGGGAAGATCACCTGATTGACGCCCTGATTATGCGGCTACATGAGTTTACCGGGGATGTTTCCATGCTGGACGTGATAGAGTAGCCGGAAAGGAGAAAGCGAAATGAGCAAGAAGGACAAGCGGACTAAGGCCGAGAAAATCGCGCACGTCAAACGCAGTATCGAGAAGTTCGGCGACTTCGACGGGAGCCGGAAGGCTATCCTGAAAGAGCTGGCGAAAAAGTAGCTTGACAATCCCTGAATATTGCATTACAACTAACCCCAGGAGGAAGACATGGAAAGCAAGCAAGTGCTAGAGGGATTCGCCATCGTCATAGCGGATCGAGGATACGTATACGTCGGGAATGTCGCATGCGATGATCGATTCACCATCGTGACCGACGCCAAGAACATCAGGCGTTGGGGCACGACGAAAGGGCTAGGAGAGCTGGCCCTTGAAGGTCCGAAGTCGGAAACTGTACTGGACAATGTGGGTACTGTCCGTATCCCAGCCCGCGCGATAATTAGCATTCTCGACACCGAGTCTCGCCTATGGTCCGGGAAGTAACGCTAGACGGGTACGGGTACGGGTCCGGGTACGGGTACGGGTCCGGGTCCGGGTACG